GTTGGATATCTTCACAGGGTATATCTATTAATATGGACGAACTAGAAGCAGAGATGGATTATGTATCTTCTCAAGTACATAATATACTTATTCCAGATATTGAATATATCTCATCACAAGTTGACTATATATCTGGTGCAACAGAGAAATTTGGTTATGGAGGTGGAACTGGTGGTGGGGAAACATATATAGTTGGTAGTAAATCTCCATGGACTCATAAACAAAGAGACACAATAATTAAGACAACTGAGGACACTAAAAAGAAGGTAGATGAATTATCTAAAGATACTAAAAATTATCATAAGGATGAAATCAAAGAAATTACTAATACTCATATGACTATAGTTACAAGAATTGATAATTTGATAGATAATTTATCAATGATTAAAAAAGGTATGGAGAAGTTATCCAAAGATAAAGATTCCAGAGAAATTCTTAAAGAGATTACAAATGCAATAAAATCTCTTGAAGATTATAAAAAAGAAGTAAATACATTATCATCTGATAAAGATTTAAAGAGAACTGATAAAAATGTTAAGATTCTAATGGGGATGGTTATTAAATTGTTACCAGATAAGGAAATTGAAAAGTTGTATGTTGAAAATAAAAAATAATTATTAGAATGATATTATGGAAGAGATACTGTTATTAGAATATAAGAAACGAATTGAAAAGATAAAATCAGAAGAAGAACTTGAGAGAATTACACTAGATGAAATTAAAACATTAAAGCAGAAGATATTTGTTGAATATGATAATGAAAATTCTAGATTGGAAGAATTAAAGGAACAAGTACAGGCACACGAAAAAAAGTTAATTAAATTAAAGAATGAAAAGATTAAGGAAAATGATTATATTCTCCAGATGGAGGATAACACTTATGAAATTGCATCTAAGGATGATATAGAAATAGTTTCAGATATGAATGATATACAAAAGCTTTCTGCTTCAACAAATAATAAAATAGCATTATTGCAAATTCATTTCACAGAAATTGAAGAAAATAAGTATAAAGAGTTACAAGAAAGAGATTGGTGCCCTTTCATTGATTTAATGGATTATTCTGCTAAAGCCGTAATTAGATTTTATAATGAAATTGATGATAAATTAATTCAACTTGAATGGGATATTCCAAGAGAAGATGTAATTAAGGCAGAGAATTTGTATGTTAAGAAAGATTCATTTTGGATTGAACCAGATAATGATGATGATTATTCATATATGGCTTTAATTTGGAATGGAAATGTTTAGATTTATATGAGAGAGAGTGATAAAATGTTTATTAGGGTGATTGAATTTCTTTAATTGGGTCATATAGAGAGAGTGGGTTAACTGCATTAGGTAGCAATGCAGGTTTATCAGGTTCAAGGGGGATTATAAATTTTACAGGACATAAGATATCTGGTCTTGCTGCAGGGAATGCTTTAGCAATTTGTAATTATTGTTGGAGTGGAGGAACCCAAACGGGTAGTTGGGTACCAATGACAGAGAGAATGTTAAGAGGAACTTAGTGATTTAAATGGAGTCTGAAAATCTTAAGAAATTAGAAGAACTTATTCCGAGATTGGATGAGATGATTTTAGCGGGTGGGAATCCTAAAGGTTTTGTTGAATATGAAACTAATGACGGAACCTGTCTTGGGTTTCCTTTGTATAAAAATAAAAAAGTAGCAGTTCAAAGAACATTTCTCACGAATGGAACCGAATTTCCAAAACATGTTCATGATGAAGAAACAGAAATTATTATAATCTTTCAAGGTAAAGGAAATGCAATCATCTATAATGATGATAGTTCTATAAAAGAAGAACAAATTATAGGTGAAGGTGATTGTTTTAGAATTGAAAAAGGAACTTATCATTCATGGTATATGTTAGAAGATACTTGGTTGATAGGAATAACAATACCAGCATCAGGAGCGTATCCCAGTGACTGATGTAATTGAAGGATGGGTAAGTAATGCCAAATTGGTTCTTGCTGAACTAAAGGCTCATGGTAAGAGATTAGATAGTTTAGATAATAAATTGGATAATCATGTTACAACTATAGAACATAGATTGACAAAGATTGAAACCAATTATAAGAATATAAAATGGTTACTTAGTGGAATATTGTTTTCATTGATAATATTAATTGTTACAACTGTAATTCATAATTATGTAGGATAAATATGAATATAAAAGAACTTACCATTAAGAGCATGAAAGAAGAGAATATTAGTCATATTCCATTTAGTCTATTTGGTAAAGTTAATGTAATCAATAAATCTGATGGAGATAGGATAATATCTGGGTATGCTAATTTAGCAGTTGTTGATAGTCAAAATCAATTAATTCCTGTTGAAGTTCTTAAAGCTGGGATGGAAACATTACTATCTAACCCTGTATATGCAAATCTTATGCTTGTCCATAAGAATATTCAGATTGGACAAATTATAGAAAGTTATGGAGACTTCAAAACCCATGTTGATGATAAAGGGGCATATATTGTTTGTAGGATTAGAAAAGATATAGTTACTGCAAATAAAGTATGGGAACAAATACTCAAAGGTGAATTGAATGGATTTTCTATAGGGTGTGAAGTTCTTGATGATCATGATAAATGTGATATTAAAGGAGAAAATTGCATCGAAGTTCTCGATAAAATAAATATATTCGAAGTAAGCATTTGCAGTTTTCCAATTAATGAAATGTCAGGATTTGTTGTAATTTCTAAATCTAAATATGAATCTGATGTATGTAATGATTGTAAAATAAATAATGATAACATGAAAAAGAAAATGAAATCAGATATTAAAGAAGAAAAAGAGAAATTTGAATCTTCTGAAATTAAAGATGAAACTAATGTTGAAACAAAAGAGGAAAATGCTGTATTGTCTGTTGAGGAACGCATGGAAAGTGTGGAAAGGACTATTTTCAATATTGAAGCTGCACTCACTAAGTTAGCTGAACCGAAAGAAGAAGAAGATCCAGAGAAAGAAGAGGAAGATGAAAAAGAAAAGAAATCTGAGTCTTCGGAAGAGAAGTCTGAATCTGAACCAGAAAAAACAGATGGATTTGTGGAGCAATACAAGAAAGATTATGATGAGCTGAAGAAATCAATATCTGAAGTTAGTGGTGAATTAACTAAAGCCATTGAGAAATTATCTAGTTTATTCTCAGAAGAGAAAGAGAAACAAGGAGTTGATGAACTTAAAATGGCAGTTAAGGCAAGAGATGACCAGATAGATGCACTGAAGAAAAAAAATGAGATTCTTTCCAAATCTGATGTGGATGGCAAAGAACCTAAGACTGTAAACAAGAGTGAAGATGAACTCGATGATATAATTGAAACATATGATGATGACGGTATATTCGTTAAAGATGGCACTGTTAGTAGAAGTAAGTTAGTGTATTAATACTTATGTTTCTTTGTTGAATAAAATAAAAAGGTGAATTATGACAATAGTAACTCCAAGTGATGATATTCTTGTAGATGGAATGAATCTATATAGTTTTATTGCATCTAGTGCAGTTTCTGGTGGGGCATTAGTCAAACCAGTTGGTGAATATTCAGTAGGACATGCCACTGATGGTGATGATAATGTCATTGGTGTTGCAATATCTGAGACTGCTGCAGGTAATTATGTAGATGTTGCTGGTCCTGGTTGTATAGTTAGGTGCTGTGCATCTGGTGCTTTACAGTATGGTGATGATTTATATGCAGTTGCAACTGGTAAAGTAGATGATTATCAAACATATGGTGGTACTGCTGCTTGTGTTGGCATTGCGTTAGAATCTGCTGTTGCAAATGGTGCAATTAGAGTATTACTTAAATAAGGTGAAGTGATATGACAATTGTAACCCCAAGTGATGACATATTAGTGGATGGATATAGTTTATATAGTTTTGTTGCTTCAAGTGCAGTTTCTGGTGGGGCATTAGTTAGAATAGTTGGTGAATATTCAGTAGGACATGCATCATCTCAAAGTCATACAGTTGGTGTTGCAATATCTGAGACTGCTGCAGGTAATTATGTAGATGTTGCTGGTCCTGGTTGTATTGTAAGGTGTTGTGCATCTGGTGCAATTGTATACGGAGATGATTTGTATGCAGCCGCAACTGGTAAAGTTGATAAGAATCATACCTATGGGAATCCAACTACTAGATGTATCGGAATTGCATTAGAAACTCAAGCTACAGCAGAAGGTGCATTGAAGGTTCTTCTAAAATAATGTTTATTTGTTAATGTAATTATTTATGTATTTTCATATGTTAAATTTAAATATAAGGTGAAATTATGGCTCAGATAGCCAACATACTTAGATATAATTTTGCAGGTAATTCAGAAAAAAGGAAATTACTTGCGAATTCACAATTTGTTAAAGCATTAGAATCAACTAGTTGTTACTGGAATAATGATTTAGATAAATTTGAATCAGATACTAGTAAAGTTCCAAAAAGACTTTCTGGATATAAGGCTTTAGTTCAAACTGAAGCGGATGCAATAAATGATTCAACATTGGTTCAGGAAGAAGTGTATAGGGAAATTATAGAAGGAACAATTCCTTTTAGAATTGCGAGACAAGTTTTTAGAACAATCAATGCAAAAACATATTCAATGAGATTTGTAAAAGGAGAGGATTCTGGATATGCAAGTAAAGTTTCTGAAATAGGTGCTCCTGGAATACACACTCAAGCATACACAAAACAAGATGTAGTTATTGATGATTATGCAGATAGACCTGTCATCTCAAAGGATTTAATTGATGATGGTTTATTTGATGTTATTGCTGAGGAACTTAGAAATGCTGGTGCAAGAATGGAAAATGCGATCAACAGAGAGTGTCTTGATAAACTTCTCAATGGTGCAAATAAAATAACTACAAACACACTGGATCCAGAAGGAACACATATTGCAGTATCTGATATACCATTAGCTACAAGAAAGATTAAAAAGCAGAATTTCAATCCAGATATAATTGTAACTCATCCAACTGCTGAAGGATATTTACTCCAAGACAGTAACTTAGCGTATGTTGCATACATGGGGCAAGCAGGACCATTAACTCTGGGTAAAGTTCCAAAATTGATGGGATGCGTTCCGTATACATGTACAGCAACTGATTCAGCAACTCCAACTTGGGATGATACAACTGCTGCATCAGATGTTACAGCAATGGTGTTTGCAAAGAAAGATATTGGTGCACTTGTAATTAGAGAAGATATCAATGTCACAGAATATGATGATCCAATTCACAATCTAATTGGAATAGTTCTTAGAATGAGATTCGGATTCGGAGTTTTCAAAGAGAAGTCAGGAGCAGTAATAAGGCATAAGTGATAATGATTAGTATGGTGATATAGCTAAAATCTTGTTCTTGATACGAGATGAAAATCTCGGTTCTTTAAAAATGGACTGTATCAAGAGATTTATTTAATTTAAAGTATTTAGTTTATGTTATGATAAAATAGGAAAACTTATGAAAGGACCAAAATATAATTATTTAAATGTCCGAGAAGATTTAAGGATTGATGATGGTTTATACAATGGGCAAATCTCTTTTGGAGATAGTGATTTAAATATTTCTTCATCTGCTGATGGCACTCTAAATATTAATGCTGATACAGCAATAACTGCAACTGCTACCACAATTAATTTAGCTGGAGATTTACAATTTGCTGCTAATGATTTAACTACAACTGGTGATGTTTATGCTGATGCTGGAACATTTACTGGTGATTTAACTAGACAGAGTATAAAGTATATATCTGGTAATGTTGGAAGACAAACTGGTTATACTAATATATCTGGTAGTGGTACACCTGGGATAGGTGCGATACTTCCGAGTGAAGGTGTTATTTATTTAAGTGGAAGAAGTGGATCTATTAGACCTAGATTAACAACTCCAACAGAAGGACAAACATTATCATTGGTATACATTGATTCTGGAGCGGTAGCTGCTTATACATCTAAAATATCATCTGCTGCATTCCAAGTTGGTGGAAGCAATACAAAATATTATTATCTGACTTTAACTTATCCAGGAGATGCTGCAACGCTTACTGGTATTGGAACTACATGGTATCCAACACATCCATCTGGGATGGGTGGAAACACGTGGAGTGTAACATAATGAGGGGGATTAAATAATGACAGGAAAAAAAATAGATGTAATAGAGGTTGAACGATTAGATATTGTTGAAGATAGTAGGGGAATCATTTTTAGGAATGATGCAACAAACTTTGTTATACAATCAGGTAGTCCATGGACTGGAATATCTGGTGGTGTTGCAGGTGGTACAACTAAACAATTTTTCCCAGCTGCAAGTTCTATGGGTTGGTTAAAGATTCATTATGTATCTGGATCAACATATGGTGCAACTGGAGCAACTGCTTATATTCCATTGTTTAGAAATCTAGACACTAATACAGCATAGGAGTAATAGCATGACAGGAAAAAAATTAGATGTATTGGAAGTAGAGAAATTAGAATTTGTTGAGGATGGAAGGGGACTTGTGGCACACAATGATGCCACAAATCTAGTTATACAATCAGGTAGTCCATGGACATGCGGTGCATATCTTCATTCAGGTACGAGTTCATTGACAACTTATGCATGTTTACCAACTGCTAGTTCTATGGGATGGCTTAAAATCCATTATATATCAGGTTCCACATATGGTGCCACAGGTGCAACATGTTATATACCAGTATTTAGAAATCTAAATATAAATATTGCGTAGGTGCACTATGCAACATGGAAATGGGACTCAGCAGTTTTTGAGAAAGTCTTATCTGAAGAAAAGACAAAAAGCATTACTTGACAAATCAGGTTACACATCTGAAGAATTAGATAGACTCCATTTAGATATTAAAAATGGTGAAGGTACTGGAAGAACTGATTATAGAACAACTGAATATTGGAAAGTTCCATATCCTCAGCCTGGTTCTGGAATATCAAGGAAAAAAGGCAACTTGCGTAATCTTCCATGGATTGGTTGGTAATATATTTAATGAGGTGATATGATAATTGTTTGTAAAGTGTGTGGGGGTGAATTCATTTATTTAGGTTGTCATCTAAAAGCAGAGCATAATTTATCAGTCAAAGATTATTATGATGAATATATAGATCAACACTCAAACAAGATATGCCCCATGTGTGATAATGAATTGAAATTCATTTCTATCAATAGAGGATATACAAAATATTGTTCTCATCGTTGCTCTGGATTGCATAGAGCAGAAGTTGGTGATATAACAACACCAACAAAAAATCCTGATTGTTGGGAAATTAGAGTCTGTGGGGTATGTGGTAATGGATTTGAATGTTATGGACATTCATCTAAAATTGTATGTTCTAATGAATGCAAATATAAATATTTCAGTATGACTAAGAGCTTGAAAACTGAAAAATCTTGTATACGCTGTGGTAGTAAATTTATGGTGAGGCAATCTAAAATCAATAAAAAATTTTGTTCTACATCGTGTTATCACAAATGGGCAAAATTAACAGATTATTTGAAAGGTGAGAAAAGTTATATGTGGGGAAGAAAGCTTTCTGAAAAAACAAAGGAAAAAATATCAGATGCATTGAAAAACATTTGTCAGGATGAAGCATATAGAGCCAAGATGTCAGATAGGATGAAGGGAGAAAAGAATCCAATGTATGGAGTACATATGATAGGTGAAGATTCTCCAAATTGGTTAGATGGCAGATCATTTGAACCATATAGTCCAACATTTAATAACGAATTGAGGCAAATGATTAGAGAAAGAGATAATCACACATGTCAGGAATGTGGAATGACACAAGAACAATTGGGATATACATTGAGTGTTCATCATATTGATTATGACAAGAAAAATAGTGACACTACTAATCTTATCTCATTATGTAATTCTTGTCATGTACAAGCTAATTTCAATAGAGATGATTGGACTAAGTATTATAGAGATAAAATAATGGAGAATAATCTATGAGTGAATACATTCCAAAATATACAAGCATTGCTTTTTGCAGAAATTATGTGGATCCACCGCTAGATTATAATGACATAAATGAAATATCATTATTATCTCAAATAGAATCAGTGGAAACTTACATAGAAGATTTTTATGAATTAAGTTCGGCAGGTGATTGTAAGATTCCTGCAACTCTTCTAGTTCTTTCAAAGATTCTTCAAAGTCCATCTTTAGCCAAGAAGCACTTTTCATTGAGAAGTGAGAATCTACTTGATTATTCTTACACTAGATTTGGGAATGATGGAAACTTTGGTGATGTGAGTTCATATGCTGACATGGCAAGGTCTATGCTCAGGATGAAAATGTTTAAAAGTAATAATAAGCTCAAAATTTACATAAGTAATAGCTGATACATTTGACATATAGATATCCTTCACCAAAATATGGAATGTTGTGGAATCGCAGAAGATGGATAATATTTAAAAATATGGGATACATTTGTCAAAATTGTGGTAGATATGCTAAAGGAGAATTAGATTTGCATCATATAACCCCGATTTCATGTGGTGGAAATAATTTTTGGAATAATTTGATTCCTTTATGTCGGAAATGTCATTCTTTTGTTCATTCAAAAGGGTATTCTGGACCATTATTAAAATTAAGGAGAAAAAGATAATATGTCATTTTCATCACTTATGGAACATTCTTGTTATCTTCAAACAAGAGCATCTTCACAAAATGATATAAGAGAATGGACTTATACATATACAACTGCAACTTCTGCAACTAAATGTAGGTTTAGTCCACTTACAGCAATGGAGAGAATCAATAACACTGGAAGATATGATGATGTGACTTATAAGGTTGGATTTGAATATGATTCAGATGTTGAAAGAGACAGTAGACTTATTTATGATAGTCACACTTATAGAGTGAAAGAAGTGCTGATTGATAGTAATGCACACCACAGAACTGCTTATGTTGTTCAATTGGAGTAATTAACATGCAAGTAACTTTTACTGGGCAAGATAAGGTTATTCAGAGATTAATGCAAATGCAGAAACAGATTCTTGCTAGTGCTCCAAGAGGATTAACTAATGCTTCATATAAATTAAGGGATGGTGCAGTTGAAACTCTAATTAGTAGAATTGGTGTTAGTAGATGGGGTGCATGGCCTAAATCACAGGAAGGAGCAATTAGAGATAAGAGAACTTGGGGAGTTTCTAAAGTATCTCAAACAGAAGTTATGTTGAGAAGTAATTCTAAACATTCTGCAGCGGTGGAGCTAGGAACGCTGAATAAAGGAATTATGCATGCATCAACATATGGAATGAAAGGATTTCCAGTTGGATTATCACAAGGTAATTTAGTTGCTATGAGTGCAACTATAAGACCTCAACCAGGAAAATACTATTTAACACAAGCTATGAATAATCCTGCAATACATAATCAGATGTTAGATGAACTTGCTAAAGTGATTAGACAAGCAATAGGAGTGCGATAAAATCTCTTTGCAATCAATTCGGGAAATACAAGGATATTTGAGTAGTTCTTCTGCTATAACTAATTATGTTCCAAAGAACAATATAAAAGTTGGATGGCCAAAAACAATGGATTCATTCCCATGTATAATCATCACTCAAGTTGCTGGTTCTGATACTGGTAAATTAGGTTACAGAACTTCTCCAGCTGGTTCAAGATTAAGATTAGAGCAACCAGTGATTGCAGTTAATGTATATTCAAGAGATTCCATGAGAGATGTGTATGTAATTGGTGATAATATTATTCCATTACTTATAGCATCAGGAGCTTGTAGAAAGGATTCTGATAATGATGACCATGATGATGAATTAAGTGTTTATGCACGAATGTTAACTTTTAGTTTTAGTAAATACAGAAATGACTAAATTGTTTAATTGTATGTTTAAGGTGTATAATATAAAATAAGGTATTACACAATGATTATTAAAATAATAAAGGGATGGTGATTAATATTTCAACAGTGACGGGAGAGGATGCTTCAGTATTCTTCGTGACCCATGCTGGTGGAACTATTCCATCATTCACTTCAACTGAAAACCATGCTTTTAATGGAATGTCAGAATTCTCATTGACTCTTGATAGAGGAACAGTAGAGCAAGATTTGATTGGACAAGCTGGAAATTATATGGATCAAGGTTCATTGAGTATGGATGGTTCATTCACCATTAGTAAGTTTGGTGGCTCAGGAAGTGATTATGCATTACAAAGCATCATAAATGGAACTGGAACTTCTAAGTATGTTGCGATATCTGGACAAGTATCAGATGGAACTGATGCAACATATCTAAAATGGTACCTAGTGTCTTGTCAAATTACAGGATATGATATCACAATCGGTGATGCAGATGCAATAACTGAAGCAAGCATAGATTACATTGTATTAGATCCACATAATATTGAATACACTACTGGATTAATATCGGATTCGGTGAAGGCATAATGGCAGGAACAACTCCAGTTTATTATACAGGTGAAGATGCAACAATAGCTTTAGGAACTGCAGGTAATGCAGGTAGTGGTCAGAGTACATTTGCAATATCTGACTTTGGAGTAACAATATCAAGAGGGACAGCTGAACAATCTCTATTAGGAGAAAAGGGGAATTATTCATTAGCTGGTGCAAGGTCAATAGAATTATCACTGACTGCATGTAAAATAACAACTGCAGGGCTTGGTTGGCTTGTTGAACAATTGATTGATGGAAATCCAGTTACAGTATCTGGTAATTCAGGTATAAAATCACTGCATTTTTATTTCAAGAGTTGTCAAGTTACTAATTTTGATTTTAGTATTGGAACAGCTGATGAAATAACTGAAGGCTCGATGGATTTTGCTTTACTATATCCATATATGGTATCTGGTGTACAACAATCATCTAGTACTACTGGTGCATACATAAGTGATTGGCATCGATATTAGGCAATTACAAACTATGTTTTTATGTTTTTATGTTTTTTATTTATTAATAAACAAAAGAAGAATCCTATCGGAGGTATATTAGGAAATGGCTGAAGAGCAAAAGAAACCAAAAGAAGTCAAATCATTTGATGATTTAAAGGGAAAGATAAATAAACAAAAGACTGTTGATACAACACAGATAATTCAACAGATTGCAACAAGACAATTGCTGGAGAGAGACTACAATGAAGATTTAGTAGATGTAGTCTTTGAGACCTCTCCAGGGACTAAGAGGAAAGTACAGGCAAGGAAGCCAACACAGAAGCAGATGTTGATGATAATGAGACTTTCTGCAGAAGCTGCAATATATGAGACTCGTCTTACAGATAAGAAAGCAATAGATAAGATGACAGCAATATATGGTGAATTGAATAATCTTGCTGCTCAATTATGTGTTGATAAGAAACTTGATGCTGAGTTCTGGTCAGATAAGACTTCTAACACTACATTAAGTTCGTTTGTTGGAGAACTTATCAGGATTTCACAACAGGGGCCAATGTCTAGTGATGAATTAGAATCCTTTCGTTAAATCTGGTTCAGCTCATATGGAAATGCGTCTGTGTGAACTATTACACAAGACTCCTAGTGAGATTGGAGAGATTAGAAGGAAGAGCCCATTGGATATAGCATTTCTGGAACAACATATTGTTTATGAATACAAAGAAAGAGAAAAGGCACACAAAGAAGCAGAAAGAAAGGCAAAGTCAAAGAGAGGAAGAAAACACTAAATAATGTACAATTTATGTCTATTTCCGATTTTCCATTTAAAGGGGGCAAAGAGCAACGCTAAGGCATTTGGGGGTGTCACTGCACCCATACCCTTCATGGGAATAGTTTTTGCCTTAGAGGTACCTTAAAACGCATCCTCAGTGATTCTGTGAGTATGTTTGAGATATGTAATATGTTTATTGGAAATAGTTGAACTTGCACCTAATGCACCAGATTTTTCACTATAGTATCGCTTGGGTGTGGAGATAACTGTTTCTATGTTTAGCCAGAAGTTTATCTGGATTCTGTTTTTGAGTTAGATTTAATAAT